AAATGAGTAAATATTGTGTTTGAAAGTTGCCAACAACTTGAAATATCTAATGTAATTAAATTTGTTAAATTAGTAAATGCTGCGTCTGTTATAGTTGGTTGATTACATTCTGCCATATATAACGTTGTTAAATTCAATAAATGTGAAATAGCTGCGTTTGAAAGTTGAATACAATATTGGATACCTAATGTTGTTAATCTTTGTAAATTAGTAAATGCTGCATCTGTTATTTGATGACAATTATGCATATATAATGTTTGTAATCCCTGTAAATTTATAAAAGCATCGTTTGTTATTTGATTACACATGGTCATATCTAAGGAGATTAAATTCGGTAAATATCTAAATACATCATTTGTTATTGTTGGTTGATTACAACGCATCATATTTAATGTAGTTAATCCTTGTAGATGAATAAATGCTGCGTCTGTTATTTGTGGTTGATAACAACTCATCATATCTAATTCAATTAACCTATGTAAATTAGTAAATGCTGCGTCTGTTATTTGACTACAATTATTAATATTTAATTTGGTTAATCTTTGTAAATTAGTAAATGCTGCGTCTGTTATCTGATTACAATGACTCATATTTAATGTTTTTAATCTTTGTAAATTAGTAAATGCTGCGTCTGTTATTTGACCACAATGACTCATATTTAATGTTTTTAATCTTTGTAAATTAGTAAATGCTGCGTCTGTTATTTGACCACAATTATTAATATTTAATGTTGTTAAATTACTTAAATTAGTTAATGCTGCGCTATGTATTTGATAACAACCACTCATGTCTAATGTAGTTAAATTTGTTAAATGAGCAAAAGCAGCATATGTTATTGTATTTTGATTACAATTAGACATATTTAATGTAGTTAAATTTGTTAAATGAGCAAATGCCAGGTCTGTTATTTGAGAACATTTACTTATATTTAATTTTTTTATTCGTTCTAAATTAATAAAATCAGCATCAGTAATATTTCGTCTGAAAAATAAATTTATTCCAATAGCATTTGGAAATATAATATTAAAAATATTTAACGGCATATTATATGGTATAGATGTATCATAGAAATCCCATGGCATTTCCTCTACAAATCTTTTGGTATCCTTACTAATTTTCCTAAATTCTAGTATTTCTTTAAGTGACCAATATCTTGCGGTTCTATTAAAAAATACATCATCTGTAACTTCTTTAGTTCCAAACTTAACACCAGCTGCCTGATTTGAAAACTGAATATACTTTTGTTTGAAGCTATCGCCTAGCACAAAAGCATTTTCAGTTTTCAACTGAATATACTTCTGTTTGAAGCTATCGCCTAGCACAAAAGCATTTTCAGTTTTCAACTGAATATACTTCTGTTTGAAGCTATCGCCTAGCACAAAAGCATTTTCAGTTTTCAACTGAATATACTTTTGTTTATACTTTAAATATTTATTTTTATAATCCATATATTAATGTTTATAAAAATAAATTAATAATCATACTTTTAGTCTCTAAAAAAATCAATATTACTTAATTGATTTAACATGTCTCTTGTAATGGTATCTTGATTACATCCGGTCATAGATAAATACACTAAATTTGCTCTTAAAATAGGTGTAAATGCTGCGTCTGTTATTGTAGGTTGATTACAATAATTCATATTTAGTCTTTTTAAATTTATTAAATGAGTAAAAGCATTATCTGTTATCGTTGGTTGATTACAATAATCCATGTCTAATGATGTTAAATTTGTAAAATGAGTAAATGCTGCGTCTGTTATTGTTGGCTGATTACAGAAAGACATATCGAATTTTTTTAATTTAGGCATACTTGCTAGAGCTTGAAAATCAGCATCTACAATATATAATCTACGTGCTATACATAGACCAACAGCATTTGGGAATAAATGACTAAATTGATTTAATGACATACCGTTTGGTATAGATTCATTATAGAAATCCCATGGCATTGCTGCTACAAATCTTCTAGTATCTGAACTAATTTGGCTAAATTTAACTGCTTGTTTTATTGACCAATTTTTTGCGGTTTCTTTATAATACATTAAATCAGGTATATCAATTAAAGATCCATCTTTGCTCTTTCCAATGTATACACCAGCTGTCTGTTTCTTTAAATCTAAATACTTTTGTTTATACTTTAAATATTTATTTTTGTAATCCATATATATTAATTTATAAAATAAATTAATATATGTTTCTAGATAAGTTTTTCTTTATACTTGCTTAATATTGGTAACTCACTAATAATATCATCTAAGTTTTCTTCTAAATATGTATCATATTCTACTTTATTCATTCTTTCTTTTATCTTACGAACAAGATTAATATATTTGTCTATTTCTGATAAATTAATTGATACAATTTTATCAAATACAAATTTTAGTAAATCAAGATAATCAATCTTTCCATTCAAGTGCTTCTTTAATGAATCTAAATTAGCATCTGTTAAAAACTTTTTATATTCAGCAATAGTATCTACTTTTTTAATAACTTTTGCTGGCCGCTTACCTAAATCTTCAATCATAAATTTATATCTAGCTGAAATATCTTTGTCTAATAAAGATTTTAAAAATATTTCAACATCTTCATAATTATGAATTTCATTAATCTTACATAAGTATTCAATAACATCTGCTGTTTTCTCTGAATATTTATCTTTTAAAGAATCTACTACATAATTCATAATTTCATCTGATAAAATATTAGATAAATGTAAATTAATAATAGTGCTAATTAATGATGAAAATCTTTTTTTAATGCTAAAATATTCTTCTTCATCTGAAAAATATTTTTCTTTTAGTAAATCAATATTTACCATACTTTCTTGAAATTCTTCTTGTAATTTTTTAATAAAAAATACTCTAAAATTAACATATTCTCTATCATCATTTTTAAAAAACCATAAACCAGAATCAATAATTTGTTTTATCATTGAACAATATAATTTATTATTATCAATATCTATTAAGATTTTATATATTAAATCATCAGATAATTTATTTATCTGACTATCATTTGTAATATTACTATTGAGAACTTTTTCCAGAATGTTAGAAAAAGTTTCTTCTGTTATCTTATTTAATAAACTCAATAATTTTGTATTAATATTGCTATTTATTTTTTTCCACTTATTACTATTTAAATGATTATAATTTATCTTTTTTCTGTTTTCAATATACTGTGTTGATTGAAGAAATGAATTATTTATAGAATCAAATATATTAGACAACTCTTCTGTTAATATATTCACATTTACATTTTTATAACTCATAATTTCTTCTACTGAATATGTAATTACTCGACTCATATTTATATTAATATTATTTTTTTATATAGGAATCATTAATTAAAAATAACAGAAATATTTGTTCCCCAACCAAAATATTTCTGTTATTTATATGCCCCCTTTTAAATTATCGACAGATGTTACCATAATTCAATTATATCTTTATTATCTTTATTAAATTCTTCTAAATTATTTAATGGTATATTAACTCGTAATTCCGGTGGTGAATGTGGATCAGATGAAAGTCGATTTTGTGCTTCCTCTTTAGTTTTTTTTTGCCGCCAAATCATTGCCCATCCCTTCTTAAACATATCTAGTAATTCTTCTGTTAAATCTTTATTTATATCTTTCAAATATAATTTTAACGATGTTAATGAAATACGCACAGCTCCTAAATCAGCAATATTTTCACCCATGGTTAAATTAGCATTTACTCCATGATAACTATATAAACTACCAATTTTTTTAGAAATTTCATTATATTTATCTTCAGATTCTTTTTTCCACCAGTTTCTTAGATTACCATCTTTATCAAAATCTTTTCCTTGATCATCAAATCCATGTGTTATTTCATGAGCAATAACACTACCAATTGCTCCAAAATTATAAGCAACCGCATTTAAATTATCCCAATTTTTGTTATAAAAGTAGGGTTTTCTTAAGATCCCGAAAGGAAAAGTCATTTGATTTTTTGTTGGATTATAATAAGCATTAATTTCATAAATATTTCCAATAAAGATTTTATCCATTTTTTCTATTGATTTTATTGATTGATTAAATAAAAAATCATTTATAATTATAAAATTTTCAATATATATTAAAGATAATTCTTTCATACTATTAAAATCAATTAATTTTCCTTCACCAATATCAACCGATATTCTATCTAATTTTTCTATAGCCATTTTTTTTGTTTCTGGATCCATCCATTTATTATTTTGTAATCTTTGTCTAAAAGATCTTTTTAAATAATCTATTAATTTATACATTCTTGGTTTAATTTCAGGATCAATTAAGGAATAATATTCTTTGCTAATTAAATGTCCTAATAATAAATTCATTATATCTATTTTTTTTTTATTAAATTCATTCTTTTTTTTTATACCTCTTGTTATCATTAATAATCTAAATTTATAATCATTTGCTTTTCCAAATGTATATGTTGAAAATTCATTTAACATACACCATATAATATAATATCTAAAATCAGGATCTTTAAAATATTCATCAATTCTACTATAATATTTAAATGGTTCTTTTTCATCTATAATAATATCATCTCTTGAATAGACGACTCCATTTAATAATAATTTAATTAATTTTTGAAAATCAATATTAGCAAATTTAATATTAGATATTTTGTGTATATTTACAGTTTCTTTTATATTACGTTTCTCATCATTTGTCATTTTAAATTCATATAATTTTAATTCATAATCTATAATTTTTTGAATAATTTTATCATCAACCGTAATATATAAATTCATAATAGATTTTATTATATCAAAATATATTTTAAGAAATCTAGGATCTTTATAAAAATTACTATTTGATATATTATTTTTGGCTTGAGACATACCAAAATACATTGAATTATTAAAGTAAAATGTTTCTATACATATTAAACCTGAAAATTTATTTTTTATAAAGAATGCTAATAATTCTTCATTCGACACCTTTAATATTTCATTAATTTTTTTTGTCATAAATTGTGTATTTTCATCATCATCATATTTAATAATAGAAATATACATTTTTTTTAAGATTATCATTTCATTTTCATTTAATTTTTCATATTTTTTTTTTGTTATTATATTTTCGACATCTTTACGATCTTTTAATAATAAATATTCTTTAATTCCAGCTCCGACCTCATCATCTTTAATTTTTAATTTATCTAAAAATTGACCATTAATAATATTAAAATAATCCTTCATATAATTATAATATATAATAATTTAACGAATTATTATAATTATAAAATATATTAATCAGTCTAAAATAGATTTTTTTAAAAATTGCTTTACTAAATCATGTCCGTTTGAATAATGTGTAGAATCTATCATATATGTTTCTAAGATAATACTAGAACCAGATTTAGTTTCTTCAATATATTTTCCTATATCATGAATTTTATAGCCAAAATAACCTGCTAATTTATGTAATAAAATAACAAGTTCATCGCGAACTGGTATTTTTTGAAGTGTTAATTTTGTTATTAAGTTTAAATGCGGAATTATATGAATTACACAATTTTCATGAAATGTTTTTTTAACAATCGCCTGTATATATTTTAAGTCGATTTCTATTTCATCATTGCTTAATTCAATATATTTTAAATTGTAATTACTAAAATTTGTTAATTTTTTTTGAGTATAATAAAAATTAAGTGGTATCTTATCATAATAATAACATTTACGACTTGTTATTTCTATAATAAGTTTATCATACTTGGTCCAATTATATATTTTTAACAAAAACTCTTTTGATGATTTAATAACACTGGGATGATATATATCACCAAAAATAAAATTTGTTAAATCACTAGGATTATTATTTATAATTTCTTGTATATTAGTTATATTTTCTAAAAAAAATAAAATTTCTCTAGTACTGTGTAATCTTGCCGGAAAATAAGTCCAATTAAAGATTTGCATATATCTACAAGAACCAATATACATAGCACAATTCATAATATTAAATTTTATATAATTATATTATATAATAATTTAACAAATTATTATATCATTAATAATTTAACACCATCCCAATAAACTATCATAAAATTCGGATTTATATTTAATTGTGGTTGATATATTGTATATTGTGATACATATGTATTATTACTATTAATTAAAATTGGATCTGTAATTTTTAACGAATCAATTTGATACATTATTATGATATTATTATTACTATAATTTTTTATATAATGTTTAATTCCATTTTCATTTTTACCCCATGATGAAGGAATATTAATAGTTATATTTGTTATTATACTATCATTACGAATTATATATTTATTATTAATTGTTTGATGATTAAAATTTAAAGTATAAGATGTATTTGATGTATTTTCAGGTATATAATGTATATCAGTTATAGGTGTATTGATAAAACCCATTTCATCCATTAAGTATTTATCTGAACTCATTCTTTATAATTTAATAATATATTAAATAACTAATTTAATATATTAATTTTAACAGTTTAAATTATCGATTTAACAGTTTAAGTTAACAGTTTTAATTTCTCCTAATTTACCATCAGTTACTATTCTATAATGAATATGTTGTGGTAATATTTTATTATACATAACATAATATTTTTGAGGACATTTTACATATAATTTAGCTCTTCCATCTTTATCAACAATACTTATTCCACTATTATCAAACTTTCCATATGCTTCTTCATGATCACTTAATTTTTCATCTGTTGTTATCTTTTTATTAGATGCCCAATAAATGACTTTACTACCTCCTTTCGCATTAATTACTATTTCTAATTCAAAGTCTTTTTGTTTGGATTCAGATAAAAATCTATTAATAGGAACTACACTTATATCAAGGAATGGTAAATATGTTTTACGATGAATCATTACATATACTGCTGATAAGAATATTATTATATAAATTATTTTTTGTATTAATTGTTGATATGAATTTGGAAAAATAAGTGTAATAATTTCAACTAGATTATAATTTTTATTAATAGCTATTAATCCCCAATTTAATGCTCCAAATAAAACAATAATTTTTAATATTAAATATATCCATGCTTTTAATTCAAAATTATCCATTAAATATATATAAAATATATATAATTAATTTAATTAAAACTTAATTAAGCATTATTTAATTCATTATTTATTATACCACTAATTGTATCAGTTAAATCAAAATCATCATTATTATCAACTTCAGAATGTTTATTTAAAGATAGTGTATCAATTACATTTGAAGATCCATTTTGTTTAATAACTGGTTGTTTAACTTCTGGTTTTTTAACTTCTTGTTGTCTAAATACTGGTTGTTTTTTTGAAATCTCTTCAGCTAATTTATGCATTTTTGTTATGTTTTTCTTTTCATTTACTTTTTCCATGTATTTTTGAAAATCTTTAAATAATTTTTCATTCACATTACTTTCTTTCTTCATATCTGTTTTAATATCTTTTTTCATTTCTGTTTTAATATCCTCCTTCATATTCTTTTTATTATCTTTTATTATAGTATTATTAATGGAACCATCAAATGACATATCACTTTCGTCAAGATTAATATTACTATTTATTTTATTATAATCATTAAATATATCAGAATTATCAAAATTTAATTCTGATTGATCATCTGTTGTCAATTTTTCAATTACTTTTTTTGTTTTATTAACTGCTTCATTAGTTAATTTATTACTAGTTATTTTATTACTAATTATTTTATTACTAGTTATTTTATTACTAGTCTCTTTATTACTAATTATCTTATTACTAGTTTTTTTATTATCTATATTTTTTTTATCTTCTAATTTATTTTTTAATTGATCTTCTATTTTTTGTAAATTTTGATCTTTATTTCCAAATATATTACCAATATTAAATATTTCATTACTTAATAATAATCCAATTAATACTATAATTATAACTATAATTATTATATATTTCATCATATTAATAAAATATAATATTATTATAAAATTTATACACACTTTTATTAAAGTTACAGTTTTTGAATAATTTGATAAAAATATAAAGTATTATATATAATCAATTATATAATGGGAAATTTTTCTAGTATTTTTAATAATAATCATGCTGATTTAATATCACAATTTAATTCAATTAAATCACCATTCCATTCATATATTGATAAAATAAAGTCTTTTAAACATTTAGACCCTTCTAAACATATAACATTAAAAATATTAAATTCTAAAAAAAATATTGGTATAAGAAAAATAAAATTGTTAAAAGTTGAATGGAATAATGAATGGGTAAAATATGATGATACTTATTTTAATAATAATAGTGAAATAATAAATCAATTAATTAAACAAAAACACAAAAGTAATTATGATTATATTGTAAAGTGTTCTATGATTTATGATGAATTTGTAGAATCCTTAAATATTAGACATGAAATAGATACTAATATCTATAAATAAATTAAATATCTTCGATATTAATCTCAACTTCTACATTAGAAGTTGGATTTGTTGTATTAATATATTCAGCATTCGCAGTTGCTCCGTTAGAACGATCAAAATCAAATCCATCATCCTTCTCTTCTTTGTCTTTTTCTTCAATCTTAGCATTCATCTTTTTATTTAGTAAATCAAAAGTTTCTTTGTCTATTAATCCATGTGCTAAGTAAGCATTTAAATGATCAATAATTAGTAATTCTTCAACGTATCCAATACAACCACCATCTAATTTAAGATCTGTAACAAGTGATACTAAGGCAATCCGTGATGGTGTCCGATCAAATATTTTTTTACTATTTTTACCTGTTTGAAACTTAACTCGCACAGTAGAATTATATTTTTTTTTATCTCCCAAGAAATAAATGATTTCAGCAGTAAAAAAATTACCTAAATTTTTACCAATCAAGATAATCACGTTACGTGTCTTAAAATCGATATCTAGATTAATTTTAAGTTCTTTATGATCATCTTCATTTTTCCTCGCCATCTTCTTGTGTGAAGAACCGCCTTTTGTGTTTTTAACCATTTTGAACGATATATAACTTACAATTGGTATGATTAGATAAAATAAGAATTTCAATTTTTTGGATGCTTGGCGAAGCCAACCCTACAAAAAATTGGAAGCTTCTCTTTAGAGAAGCCTACAATTTTATTAGATGATTGTAAACAATCATCCAAAAAATTGGTGGGAAGGAAGCTTTGCTTCCTGACAGCTCAATTTTTTAATTTTTTTATTAAGCATTCAGCACTCGGAATGTCAATGATATCCGACCACCTTTCTCAACTCCCCGTGTAGTTGGTGGAATTGAGTGATCATAAAGATCTTGGCATTTATCAAACATTCTAAATACATCGCCGTTTTGTAATTCAAAATAATATTTAATATCCTTATCGGCTCGTAATCTAACTTGAAATTCACGAGTTTCGCCGAAAGAAACTGTGATAATATTCGGACTTTTTGTTACTCCAACATCATCCTTATGGAATCGCATATAATCTTCTTGATTAACATAATAATTTATTAGACAAGAATCAAAATGAAGTTTAAATTTTTCTTCAATTGCTTTCTTAACAAACTCAACCCGTGAGCTAAACTTTTCAGGAATCATTTCCTTATCGCTATATTTAATTATAGCATCTGATTCACTCTGAAAACCAGTTAATCTTCTCTCACGCACTACTCTTTCAACACCTCCATTCAGCAAAGTAAAATAATCCTGCTTCCAAGTTATTTCATTCTTTAATTCATCAAAATAATTTTCAACAAACATTCCAACAACATGTTCAAATGGTTTTATTAATTCTATTTTTTCAATTCTCTCTAATACACAGGACACTTCAACATGATCTGTCATTGGATACATATCATACATATCCTTATCAGTAATCTTATAATTTGGCATCATTGTTATATCACGCATCATTGTTTCCTGATTACATGAAACATAGATAACATAATTACAACCACTGTTATTAATATATTTAGTCATATCTCCATGAAGGCCACTCCGAGGAGGATCAATAATAATAAACTTGTTTAAAGGTTTATAAATAGATAGCAAACTATCAAAAACACTTTCAATCTTATCACAAATAAAATTACAATTACTAATATCATTTAATTTAGCATTTCTATTCGCATCATCAATTGATGATTGACATGTATCAATACCTATAACTTTCCGACATAAGGACGCACAATAAATACCAATTGTACCTGTTCCGCAACAAAGATCAAAAATAATATCACTGTCTGTGCTATATTTCCGCACTAGTTCCTTAATCCTTGAATACATGATACTTGTCATAAAAGTATTTGTTTGGAAGAAAGAAGATTCAGTACGACGGAATTCAAAATTACGTTTGTTAATAAAATCAACAAGCTTTTCTAGAACAAATGGTTTATTGTATTGAATAGATGGAGTTTTCCCATCAATGTTAATATAAAATGAAGTAATTTTTGAGCGAAATGTATTGAATAAATCTGTATAAATACTAACAAGTTCCGGAATAGTTTCACGATTATTAACCTTGTCAAGACCAATAATGATCATAGTTTCCGCAACATTAAAAGATGTAATGAAATTTATATTTCCATACAAATTGAAAAACCTCTCTTCAATTATTTTTTTGTCAAATGGAATGTTTTTAAAAACTTGTTTCTCGTTTATATAATCCTCAAATAATATTAATAGTTCTCGCATTTTATCGCTAAGATGGGGAAAATCACGAGCTGAAACCATTAATGATTTCTTAAACTTTGGATTATTATATCCAATAGCAATCTTGGAATAATCATAATTATTCCCGACTGTAAATCGCAGTTTGTTTCGGTAATTAGTATGGATAGACTCATGATAAGTTATATCATCCGAAGAAAATAACCTTCGCACAAAATCCTGTTTTATCTTAAATTGATCCGAATAAGAAAGATCCTTGTTAGGAAGACAGAAGTCAATAGCAGAAGCCATTATTCTTTTTTTATATATTATTATAATCTTATTAATTATAAAAATCAATTTTTTTAATTAATAAAATAAAAATTTAGCCTCTAATCTTGGTAGCCCATACTTTATTATCAAGAGGACATACTCGTCTCATCTTTAGCCATTCATTTAAACAGTGTTCATGAAATGCGTGACCACAATTACCAATTAATACATTACAATTAGTATTACCAGAAGAAGCACAATTAATACAATAGCTGTTATTATCTTCTTTACAAATTCCACAAGCTTCATTATAACAATTTGTTCTTGATGTTGTTACCATACTTACAGATAAGAGTTTAAACATCTTATTATATATTATAAAACTTTATAATGATGATGTAAAGATATATAAAATCAATTTTTTTGAATGATAATAGTTTAGATGATAATATGAATTCTTTTAGGAATAGGTTGTCTTACATAAGAAGACAAAAGAAATATTTTATTTAAGTGCTCTTGGTTAGTAGAAAGTTTTAACATTTTATTAACAATCATTATTTGGTTATTAATAAATTCATCTGAATCTATTCTTTGTTTATAATAACAATACATTTCATCAATATTATTTGATTTTAATATATCCATTTGTAAATTTGAATAAATTGGCATTATTATTAGAAAAATTGATTAATGAATATATAAAAGTTAATTGTAATATAAATATTATTCAATATTTTATTATATGAATCGACAATTACCTTTAATAGAAAAATATCGTCCTTCAAAATTAAATGATATCAAAAATCAAGAGGATATTAAAAATATCTTTATAAATATGGTTCAAAATAGAAATATCCCTCATATGATATTTTATGGAGGAGCTGGAACAGGTAAGACATCTACAGGAATTGCTATTTGTAAGCAATTATATAAAGCAAATTATACTGATAATGTATTAGAATTAAATGCTTCTGATGAAAGAGGTATTCGTGTAGTAAGAGAGAAAATTAAAACTTTTTCACAAAAGGCAGCAGACAATGATTTTAAAATAATTATATTGGATGAAGCAGATGCGATGACAAGTGATTCTCAATTTGCTTTAAGACGTATAATTGAAAAATTTTCAGGAAATACACGATTTATATTAATATGTAATTATATAAATAAGATTATTCCGCCATTATTATCAAGATGTGCTGTATTTAGATTTAAAACAATGTCATCAGATAATATAGGAGATATATTAAAAAATATAATGATGAAAGAGAATGTTACAATAGAAGATAAAAATATGAATAAATTAATTAAGGAAGATTTAAGAAAATCAATAAATAATTTACAAAAAATTATTTTTTTAAATAAAAATAATAAAGAAGATAATAAAATTTTAATTAAATATTTTGACGATGATATTAACATAAATGTTAATGATATTATATATAATGAAAATTTAAATACAATTGAATATACAAATTTTTTAATAAATGAAGGTTATTCTTTTGAAGAGATATACTTGGTATTAAAAAAAGAATTATTAGCAAATAATGATATATCCGATGAAGATAAAGCAAAAATTTTTATGGAAATGTGTAGAAGTTATGATAAAATCATTAATGGTTCTTCTGAATTAATTAATATTAATCATATTCTTAATATTATAAACAAATCTTAATTACCGCCAAATACTTAAATTAAGAACTCTTTAGAGTTTTTAATTTAAGTATTTGGAGCTGGCGTAAGGATACCAAAGGTATATGACGTTACTTTATATCAGTGCCTCAGTTTATCAAGCCTCAGTTTATAACCACGATCAAAAAATAATCTTGTAATATGTAAATCATCTAATAGTAACTCTGCTAATTTTTTCTTTTCAATATTTCCATCCGAATTTGTATAGTAAATATTTGAAATTTTATAACCCTTTTTTAAGGGCAAAGTCAACATAACTGCTAAACAATGAGCACATGGTTTAGAATTTCCGACAACACCTGTTAATGATGTCTTTAAAACAAAAATATTTATTGGTAATAATTTTTTTGTATCACGACTCTTTAACTTTTGTAAAGCGTTGTGTTCCGCATGAAATGATACATTATCTCTTGCCATATTTTGTCCATAGCTTAATGGATTAATAAGAGAACCTGTATCTTCAAATATCATTGCTATATGATGATGCATCTTTTGCAAACATATACAAGGCTTTCCATCATGATCTCTCGCCAATCGTGTATCAATCATATTTGACATATGAGATAATAATGAATTTGTCTGTTTATAAGTCATTGGTGAAACCGGTCTCGATATTTTTATTGGAACGTAGCCGTGCTGTCGAATCTTCAAATCTACTAAATGATTCATTTATTTAAATATTGTTATTTAATATATTTTAATAAATATTGAATATTTCAATTTTTTGGATACTCGGATTTTTGATCCGAGCCTACAAAAAATTGGTGGGCAGATTGCTTGCCAATCAACAGCTCAATTTTTTGGATACTCGGATTTTTGATCCGAGCCTACAAAAAATTGGTGGGCAGATTGCTTGCCAATCAACAGCTCAATTTTTTGGATACTCGGATTTTTGATCCGAGCCTACAAAAAATTGGTGGGCAGATTGCTTGCCAATCAACAGCTCAATTTTTTGGATACTCGGATTTTTGATCCGAGCCTACAAAAAATTGGTG